GACAAGAAGTATCGGTGACATTGGACGAACTCCAAAAAGGTTATTCACGGACACAAGACTACACACGGAAGACCCAGCAAATTGCCGAAGTGCGAAAGCAAGTCGAGCAGGAGGCTGAAGCAATCCGTGCCGAGCGTAGTCAGTACGCTCAGTTACTTGGAGCGTTGCAAGTTCAAGTTCAGCAAGCAGCCGAGCCACAGATCGACTGGGATCGCCTCTACCAAGAGGACCCCATCGAATGGGTACGGCAGAAAGAGGTGATGCGTGAAAACCAAGAAAAGGCACGTGCTATTCAATCCGAACAGCAACGGCTCAATCAGATTTCACAGCAGGAGCAAGCACAGAATATGCAGCAATTTCTTGCTCAAGAGCAGGATTTGTTGCTGAAGGCACTGCCTCAATGGAGCGATCCAGCGAAGGCAAAAGCCGAGAAATCTATGCTGATCGAGTTTGGCCAAAAGGCTGGATTTGCACCTGATGAACTGAAGAACATATTTGACCACCGAGTCGTATCGGTCTTGCGTAAAGCAGCCCTGTACGAGCAGATGATGTCCAAAAGGGGCAACATCAAACCGGTAATCAACAACGGCCCTCGCCCTGCCAAGCCTGGTGCAGCAGGTCGCGTCTCACAGTCAACTGGGAATGCTCTCGCACAAAAGCGTCTTGCAAAAACCGGCCGCGTTCAAGACGCGGCCTCCGCAATTGAACTTTTACTGAAATGAGGCACTTAAATGGCTATTGTTGCTAACACCTTCACCACCTACTCTGCCAAGGGTATTCGGGAAGATCTTTCGAATATTATTACGAACATCTCACCGGAAGAAACACCGTACATTTCCAATATTGGACGTGAAAATGTTTCTAACAGTTTGTTTGAATACCAAACCGACGTCTTGGCCGCAGCCGCTGCCAATGCACAGTTGGAGGGTGACGACGTTACTTCGTTTGACGCAGTGACTGCCACTGTCCGTCTGCAAAACTACGCTCAAATCTCTCGCAAGACAATCATCTTGTCCGCGACTGAAGAGACTGTAAATAAAGCAGGCAGACGCTCTGAACTGGCCTACCAAATCGCGAAGCGTGGTTCTGAACTTCGTCGCGACCAAGAGTTCAGTATGCTGAACAGCCAAGTTGCTGCCGCTGGTAGCACTACCGTTGCTCGTACTACTGCCTCTTTGCAAGCGTTCCTGAAGACCAACGTTGATATGCAGACTAACGGTGCTAGCCCATCGTACACAACCCTGCCAAGCAGCGCACGTACAGACGGCAACGTCCGTACCTTCACTGAGACAATTTTGAAGAACGTCATCCAGCAAGTATGGACTTCTGGCGGCACTCCAAAAATCTTGATGGTTGGTCCTGTCAACAAGCAGCGCGTATCCGGTTTCTCCGGCATTGCATCTTCTCGTTTCAACATTGATGGCGGCGCAAAGCCTGCCACCATCGTTGGCGCAGCAGACGTTTATGTCAGCGACTTCGGTAACGTGCAAGTTGTGCCTAACCGCTTCCAACGTGAGCGTGACGCTTTCGTGATCGATCCTGATTACGCAAAGATGACCGTCCTCCGTCCTTACCAACAAGTTGAGTTGGCCAAGACCGGTGACGCTGAGAAGCGTATGTTGATCGTTGAGTTCGGTCACAAGGTGTTGGCAGAAACTGCCCACGGCATTGCTGCTGACTTGACTACTTCCTGATAGTAAAAAGGGAAAGGGCCAGGGAAACCTGGCTCTTTTTTACATGATTGAATCCAAAAATTTTGATCGCAATGATGCCTTGGGCATCAATCGCACATGGCACTACAACTCGGAAACCGATGAGGCGACCATTGAAACCAAGCAGGACATCACTGCGATCATTGAAGAGAACAAGCAGGACTTTAACCTGCAAGAGAAGCACTCCAAGTATGGCGAGTGGAATAAGGTTGCAAGCATCCCCTTGAGTATCTATTTCAAGTTAAAACAAGAGGGAAAACTTGATGACCAAGCCTACATGAAGAGATTTCTAAACGATCCCGAAAACCGTTACTTTAGAACTCGCCCAGGACAAGTATGAATTACATTGCAGTCTGCACCCCAGCGCGTGACATGGTCCACGCAAATTACACCTATTGCATGGTCAACATGGTGGCCTACCACACGCTGAACACCACAGACGCAATTGCTCTGAAGATCATGCAGGGTACGTTGATCCAAAACCAACGAGCAGACCTCTGCCTTGACGCAATGCGCGAGAACTGCACCCACGTCCTATTCATTGACTCGGACATGACATTCCCACAGGACATGATTGAGAGGCTGCTAAAGCACGACCTTGACATCGTGGCAACCAACTGCGCACGTCGCAGGATGCCTACGGGTCCAACGGCTCAGAAGTACGGTCCTGACGGAGAGCGCGAGTTGGTCTACACAATGCCCGAATCAACTGGAGTTGAGGAAGTTGGCAGCATCGGTATGGGCGTAATGCTCATCAAGCGCAACGTCTTTGAGGCACTCACAGAGCCTTGGTTTGAGACTCCTTGGCGCACCGACAAACGTGGCTACATCGGTGAGGATATTTTCTTTTGCCGCAAGGCACAGGCCGCAGGGTTTAAGATATGGATTGACCACGACGTGTCCAAAGAAATTGGCCACATCGGGACGTTTGAATTCAAGCACGACCACACATGGGTCATGCGTGACCTTGAGGAAAAGGAAAAGGCTACCTAATGGCTCTAACGACATACACCGAACTCAAGGCATCATTAGCGGACTGGCTTGTCCGTGCCGACCTGACGGCTGCAATCCCTGACTTTATCTCTCTGGCCGAGGCTCAGATTGAACGCAACTTGCGTGTACGTCAAATGATTGTCCGTGCCGATGCGCTTATCAATACCGAGTACAGCGCAGTACCTGAAAACTTTTTGGAGACAAGGTCTTTCAAGTTAAACACGAACCCAGTCACTCCAATGCAATTCGAGACGATTGACTCATTGGATATATTGGCATCACGCACAAACGCAGCAGGCAAGCCGACCTATTTCAGCATTGTTGGGAATCAGATTCGCGTTGTCCCAGCCCCAGATACATCGTACACAGGCGAACTAACCTACTACGCAAAGTTGTATAAGTTATCAAGTTCTAATGAAACCAACTTTTTACTGACCTCATCCCCTGACATCTACCTGTACGGTTCACTCCTACAGGCCGCGCCTTACCTACAGGACGATGCACGTATCTCCGTCTGGTCTGCCTTGTACCTTGCTGGAATAGAGCAACTGCAACTTGCAGATGATCGAAGCACAACATCGGGCGGTTCTCTGACTGCACGAGCAAGAACACTGGGATAAAAATGCTAATCACTACGACCAAAGGCGAAATGGATGACTCCCTACTTGAGAAAAAAGAGGGGATAATTGATACTGAGAACGAGACAACTCGGTGGGTCGAGTACTGGCAGAACAATGAACTTGTTCACCGTTCCGTTGATATGACTTTGAAACGCAACGTCGCAACACTAGCCGTTGCCCAAACTTTAGGATAATCATGGCAAATACTCAGGCAATGTGTACCTCGTTCAAGGGCGAATTGTTGGTCGGCCATCACAATTTTGGCACTGGTGTAGTGCGTGCCGCTACAACTGCTGATTCATTCAAAGCAGCCTTGTACGTGGCATCTGCCACAGTCAACGCGGCTACCACCGCCTACTCAGCCTCTGATGAGGTATCAGGTACTGGCTACACGGCTGGCGGTGTTGCTGTGACGTTTGGCACTGTTCCAAGCACAAGTGGAACAACAGCATTTGTCACCCCAAGCGCAAGCATTACTTATTCTTCTGTGACCCTGTCTACAGCCTTTGACGCGGTATTGATCTACAACTCCACCCAATCTAACAAGGCAGTAAGCGTTCATACCTTTGGCTCTCAGACAGTGACGGCTGGCACGTTCACCCTGACAATGCCCGTCAATGATGCAAGCACCGGCCTGATTCGGCTGGCTTAACGCGGGAGCAGCGGCATGGCTGCTTACGGCACAGGCTATTACGGTCTTGGCGCATATGGCATAGGTAATGTTGTCATCAGTGGCAACTCGTCTACCTCTGCCGTCGGCACACTGCTGACCGACAGATCAATCCAAGAGGATGGGACAATTGCCACTGGCAATGTAGGCACAGTCAGCCTGTCAGTATCTATTGCCATCACAGGCAATTCAGCCACAGGTTCTGTCCAATCCCTCTTTGTATCGCCAATCATTACAGGCAACAGCGCAACGGGTGCTGTCGGCACAATGCTTGCCGAGGTCATCTCGTTCCAGGCTATCACTGGAGTTGAGGGAACTGGATCAGTTGGCTCTGCCACAAGCGTCGTTTCTGTTGCGATAATTGGCGTACAAACTTCTTGCTTTGCAGGAACAATGGTTAGATTCGGGTGGGGTCAAATTTCTGATACGTCAGAGTCTTGGTCACCGATTTCTGATACGTCAGAGACATGGACTGTAGTTGCAGATAATTCAACAACGTGGCAAGAGGCCGCATAAGGAGATTTAAGAATGGCAGATTCCACAACATCCAACCTATTACTTACAAAGCCCGAGGTTGGGGCCAGTACCGACACATGGGGTACAAAGACAAACACTAATTATGATTTGATTGATGCAAAGTTCAATGCAAACTTACTAAGCGCGTCTGCAAATGGCGTGACAGGCTTCAAGAACCGCATCATCAACGGCGCAATGGTGATTGACCAGAGGAACGCTGGGGCGAGTGTAACGCCTGCTTCAACGCCGACATACACAATCGACCGTTGGAATTTTCAGTACACGGCAAACTCTAAATTCAGCACCCAACAATCTACAACTGTTCCATCTGGGTTTAACAACTCGATGTTGGTCACATCGCTGTCGGCCTATTCAGTGGTGTCTGGCGACATCTTTTTAGTGCAGCAAAGCATCGAAGGGTTCAACACCGCTGATCTGGCGTGGGGCACTGCAAGCGCAGCCACCGTCACGCTCTCATTCTGGGTTCGCAGTTCTTTGACGGGCACTTTTGGCGGCGCGTTATTGAATAATTCGCAGGATAGAAACTACCCGTTCACCTACTCGATCAGTGCCGCAAACACATGGGAACAAAAAACCATCACTATTGTTGGCGACACCTCTGGCACATGGACTACAGACAACAGCGCCGGGATCAGGGTTACGTTCGGTCTTGGCGGCGGTGCAACGTATAGCGGCACGGCGGGTGCATGGGCTGCTGGCTCAAAGTACACCGCCACAGGCGCAGTCAGCGTAGTCGGCACATCCGGAGCCACCTTCTACATCACAGGCGTACAGCTTGAAAAAGGCAGCACAGCCACATCGTTTGACTATCGGCCTTATGGGACGGAGTTGATGCTGTGTCAGCGGTATTTGCCAGCTTTTGCAGGAAATTTAAACTGGTTTGGGTTTGGCACTGGTGCTAGTACAACATCGGCATTCTGTACTGCAACTTTTCCTGTTCAAACTAGAGTTGCACCAACTGGAATAAGTGTTTCAAGTGCTTCGCATTTTACTGTGACAGACGTTGTTGCTTTGGCTAGTGCAGCAACATCAGTTCTTTTTTATCAATCAGGAACATCTTCAGCAGTAATGGATGTAAGACTTGGTTCTGGTATTACAACATACAGACCAACAACTCTTTTTTCAAACTCCGCATCTGCGAATCTTTACTTCACAGGATGTGAACTATGACAACCCCTATTTGGAAACTTTTACCCTTACAGCCTGTTCAGACAATGCAAGTCGTATGGCGTGAATGGCCCGATGGCAAACAAGAATCCTGCCTTGTTACTGCGCTTGAATACCTAGCTTGGCTGGCTGAAGGCAACACACCCCTACCTGCGGACGAATAACATGAACCAGTCCGAACGCGCTGAACTTGTTGCCGACATTGCTGCGGCGATTAAAGCATCATCTACTCTGTCTGACGATGAGGTGCGTTGGGTCAAACTAGCCATCCAAAAGCAGGAGCAGTCAATCAAACTGCGTCAGGCCATCATTGAAAAGACACTAGGTGGTTTGGTGTGGGCTGCATTGGCTGGGTTGGCCTACCTTATATTTGACTTTGCAAAGAATCATGGATTCAAGTGATAGATGCAATTGCCTCTGCTCAAGTTCAATGGCCCAACACCGAGACGCGAATCGTGTTGGTGTGCCGCGTTGTGCTGCCCAGCGAAAAGTACGGAGCCAATGAATTTTTAGATAAGGACGGTAGAGTCTGCCGGTGGGTGCTGGAGCCTAAAAAGTGATCGATCCCATAACGGCCTTTGCTGTAGCGCAGGGTGCTATCAAAGGAATCCAAGCCGCCATCAAGATGGGCAAGGATGTCCAAGGCATCACAAACGATGTGATGAAGTTCTTCGACGCAAAGGAAAAGGTTGCCAAGGAAGCAGTTAAGGACCCGAAGAAAAAGTACAGTTCAGATACCAGCCAAGCGATGTCCACAGTAATGCAGTTGCATGAACTGAATCGGGCTGAAGAAGAACTCAAGTGGCACTTCATCAACCAAGGCCATAGCCAGTTGTGGAGTCAGATTCTCTTGGAGCGCAACAGTATTGTGCAGCGCAGGAGAACGCAAGAGATACTAGACGCTAAAGCGGCCAAAAACCGCAAGGCTGAGATTGACGAGGCCATCACAATGGGGCTTTGTATCTTGGTAGCTGCGGCCATCTTTATCTTAGTGGCTTGGGGTGTAATTGAAATGAAAGGTAAGCTGTGAGCGAAGAAAATTTAAACGCCAATTCAACCCTTGACAAAGTTTTGGGGTATGTGGATTCGCCATTTAAACTTGCTGCCATCCTTATCATGGGCGTAGTTGCTTTCGCTGGCTACTTTGTGTACACAAACCAAGACCTGCTTATTGGTGCTTACAAAGAGTCCAAGAAGATACCCAGCATTGCCGAGGACCGTGTTGAGGATGCCTCCGCCCACCTGTTCAAGACCACCAACGCCACTATCGTTGCGGTGTTCAAAGTCAACCCGATGTTCGGGACTCGCGTACTGTACCGAGCCTACGCCAAGGACGGCAGAGACAAAACCAATGACGGGCTGGATGTAGGGCTG